ATTCACCAAGTTGAGCAATGAACGGCTGAATATAATTTGTCATTATTTCAGAGAGAACAGGAATAAGTGCATCGCCAAGTTGCTGCAGCAGAACTTTAATTTGTTCTTTCATCTGAGCCCATTGGAAACCTGCTGAATTAACTCCGTTTGCAACTTCATTAAAAGCTTGATCCAATGTACCAGCGGCATTATCCATCTCTGCTAGCTTGGCCGTAAAGTCATCAGCATTTTCACCAGCCAAAGCCATGACAGCAGCAAGACCTTCTTGCGACGGGAATAACTGAAGAATAGATTCGGTCGTGCCATCAGTTCCCTCAATCAACATCTGTAAGGCACCAACGAAACCATTAGCCTGAATCATTGCTTCAGCAGTCTCGTAACCATAACCCTCCATGGCCTTAGTCATTGTATCTGTAGGATTAGCCATGGCAAGAACTGAAGCTCTCATCTGAGTAGCTACTTCGGCAGCAGTTCCTGTTACACCAGTTAGAGTTGCAAAGGTCGCCATCAATTCTTCCTGAGAAACATTTAAACCAGCAGTGATAGGAGCTACCCTACCAATTGCTGATGCTAATTCAGGGAATGTTGTCTGACCTAATCGAACTGTTAACAGGGATAAATCCGCTACCTTCTGCATTGCCTCTGCTGATGTGTCACCATAACCTTTGGTAACTGCAGAAGTTAAAGCAACCGCTTCAGTGACAGTAGCTGCTCCGGCTGCGGCTGCTCGAGCATTGATATCGAGCTGAGCCAGAGAATCATCGGTATCACCAAAAGCCGAAATGACTTGGTACATACCGGCGGACATATCTTCTGTCGTCTGAGCGGTTGCTATAGCTAGATCTTGAATACCTTCTTTGAGTTCTTCAACTCGTTCTGAATTACCCGGAATTAATGTGGCTATGTCTGCCATACCAGCATTAAAGTCTATAGCTGCATTGATGGCAGCAGTACCCATCGCGACGATAGGAACTGTTATTCCTGCTGTGAGATTTCGTCCGACTTGAGTTAGGTCCTGTCCAATTTTATTCAGCTTGTTCAGGAACTCGGTATTCTCAAGGCCGAACCTTACCTCAACATCAAAGACTTTACTGGCGCCTGATAACGGCATTAACTCAATTCCTCCAGATTCATATAAGCTGAGTTGAGTGCATCTATTTCCAGCATCAAGCTCTTAATAACTTTGTCAGGATCTTTCATAAATGGCATTGAGCTTACAGCTTTTATACGATCCTCAAGAGCTATCAATCTTCTGGCATAGTTGACAGCATCAACTTTGCAAAGGTATTCGCCTAGAGTTAGTCCACTGATTTCGGCTGAGGTGTATCCCCATCCGGTAAGGACTGCTTCGAGGTAGTAGAACGATCGACCGGTGTCAGGTTTACCCCGAAGGCTTTTAACGTTTCGTTCAGACCGGACGACAAGTTTTTTGTCAAGCTCGGACCAACATTGAACTTAAGAACTTCTGTTGCCAACTCAACAACAGCGGCAAAATCAGCGCTCTTAATTTCATCCCACTCGAGGTCTGTACCATAAGTTACCAGACTCTTGATAGCCTCTTTTGCATTACCACCAATCTTAGTAAACATCTGAGGATCAAAAGCCTGTATGGCTGAGATGTTGGAAATGTCGGTACCGGCAGTCTCTTGATTACCGGTACCGACCGAGCTAACAGCCAATTCAAATATCGGCGAAAAGATCATGATGATATGATCGCCGATGTCTTCGACTATTTCCCATGGTATTCCAACAATCTGAACCTGCTTGCCAAGGAACTCGATCTGCTTTCCTTTGCGAGCAACAATCTTAACTTCACGCTCGAGTTCTTCTCTTGGTGTCTGTGTCATTGCTATTAGCTCCTTCTTGCTTAATTACAATCCGGCAGATTCGGTGGACAAGGTGAATCAGTAGGAGGACCGTTCGGAGGTAGTCCATATCCCATCCAGTACAAAGCATCTGCCAGTGCATCAATCTCCGCATCTGTGTACTGGGTTACAAAAATTCCGTGTATTCCGATAAAACCGATTAAGTCTGTCGGATAGACGTGATAAACTCCAGCATAATCGTATACCCAACATTTACAAGAAACAATGTGAGTTCCGCCACATATCGGAAACTCACAACCGGGAGGAAGTCCGATAGCACCACAAATCTCAGCGGCTAGATGCTGTCGAATTTCATCAGGTGTCATAGTAGTTGAAAACGCTTCTGCGGATCGAGGAGTATTAAGTTTATCTATATACACTTCTCGAAATTCAGCTTCGGTAGCATTCACAAAATTCCCGAGATATTCATAGACAGAAACCGCATTCCCGTCTGATCCTTCAATCCAGAACTCTCTCGGTAAAATAGTTCCAGATCTTTCGCCCGGAGCTTGGTGTACTGTGTTATCGACACCAGACCCCTCTGCAGTTCCGTCAGGGTAGTAGACCGTATCCGGTGAACTCACCTCAGGCGAAGGCTGCAGAGGAGTATCTGGTGAAGACGGATCCATGCTTGCAGTTCCGCAAGACACCAAGAAGACCAAGCACAAGAAGGCTAATATAATCGTAGACCTTTTCATTTTAACTGTCTCCTTGTTGAAAAGATTAATCAGCCGGTTTACGGTGGTGCGCAATCGGCCGCGTTTGCAAATTCAGTCAGTGCCGCCCAGTCAACAAGATCGTAGGTAGCAAGCTGACGATGATAAGTGAAAACATCACCATGCCTGAGTTTCCTCGGGTCAGATAATACCTTCCACTCAAAAGCAAAGCCTGTATTGAATTCCATCTTAGAGAGTTCCCACTCCCATGCAGAATTCGCAACGACTCTGTACAGATGGACTTCAAGTCCTCTGCCAACCGGATTGATGGAGTCATCGTCTTTGAATGAGACAATGACAGGGTGCACATATTTCGGAAGTCTGTCCGGAGGACCAATTGACATATTCACCCACGCGTTCTTGTAGTATGAATAAGTTACAATCAAGACTTCTCCGTCGGGAATTGCACCTGTTGAAACCACACATAACATCGCATGAGTCTCATCAATAGTGTAATCAGTTCCCGGCAGATAAGTAGTTCCACCAGTTGAATCCGTCACAGTGAATGATCCTGTATTGGCAACGTATAATGCACCTCTTACCCACGAAGTAAAGAAGACCGCAGTTTCTGTTACGTTCGCGATAAGTGTTGCATTAGCGATTGTCTCTGCAGCTGCTGTGTCATACACATAAATATTGTATGAATCAGGATCACATCCGGCAGGTGGTGTGATTGTCAAAGTGACATTCTCACCGAGCACAACGGCCTGACCAACAGACTCAACATGCGTACCTTCAGTTACTCCATACAGAGCAGTTACTACAAAGACATAAGTACCGTTTGGAATTGTACCGCCTACTCCAAAAACACCAGCTACTGCAGAAACAGCCGCGGGTAAAGCGCCTGTTCCATAAAAGCCACTGTTGTATGTAAGGATCTTTTGAGGACCATCATACATCGGTAACCTTTCAGTAACGGTCTCGATAGAACAACCGGTAACTGCAGGGGTGGTGCAGTTCTTCATAAACAGACGCTGAGTGTTAGGATCCAAAGTCTCTCGGAACATTCCTTTGAGCTTATAAGTTTCCTTCACTGGTCTGCTATCAATCTCAGTCTCAACTCCCCGAATCATTTCAGTGAGTTCCTGAGACTCGACTTCTTTGGAAAGAACGATGTCATCGACCTTTCCGACACGGACGAGGTGGTCATTTACCTCATCATAAAGGCACAGAACCGCAGGACCTATCTGCACAAATTCTGGATGACTGTGCTGATTAGTGTCGCTCATTTATCTGTCGCCTCCTTTCTTCGTGGATTTATCCGCTGATTTTTTCTTAGAAGATTTCTTCTTCGGCTTAGCAGAAGTAGCCGCCTTGTTGGCTCGGGCTGTGGTTTCCATGATGAACTTATGACGACCAAGTTCAGACGAGGCACGCGATCGAGCCAAGCCGGAACGTGGATCATCAAATCCTTCATCGTGCTGAGGAATATCAGCAACCACAGAATCAGGAGCCAGATCAAAGATTACACGTTCTTCCGGTGTCGGAGCATCAATCACCTGTCCCGGCTTATATGAGCGAGAGACAGTACCCGTTTTTGCTCCATGACTACTGACTTCCGTTGGCTCTCCGTTCGGATAACTTTCCTCAAGTGTTTTGAGGTCATCACCCGCAACAGACAGACCAGCGATAACTCGCACCGGACGATAGTCGTTTAAATCTGTCATGAGTAAATCACATCCCTATATTTCACCTCGAAGAAAAATGATGCAGCCACAACTGGCCTTCTCATTTCATCCTCAGTGAATATTAAATGCTGCATTGAAGTCCATTGATTCCAGTCAACTATTCCACCTCGACCTGTAGCATGACCAAGCGATTTATCTAAGGCGAGTATAGACCTGATGGCCTGATAAATCTCGTGCATCTCATATTGAGCAATTGCAAAAGTTTCGCCTTGACATTCGATCCTCACACCTAATGAAGCAGTGACTAGTTCTTCAGCTTCAGGTTGTCGCTGAATTTCATCAATGAAAAATGCGATCGCAGGAAAACGATCAGTATGTTCAGACGTAGAATCCAGAAGATCTGAACCATCAATACCAACAGGTGTCATGACATTTAAATTACTGACAGCCTCATAGCGAGCAAGCCAATCAGCATTAAAAGTATAACCAGCAGGTGCCGGATCACTGCAGATAGAATAGACCACGTTTTTAATCTGGTCACTAGCCGCAGAAATAATCCTGTTAGCTTTCGCTTTTGTTGTTGTCGGTACAGTCATGAGCCTTCTATTGGATCCTTTATAGTTCTCTGATATAAGACATCGACTAAGAAATTCTGATCGTTATCCGTTAAGTAAATAAACTCTCTCATCGGAGGACGATCACCTTCACCACCTTCGTTATGAAATCTGGCCTTAGGATCATTAGTTCCTACAATAGCTCCACCGACATTAGCCTGATAGTGAATTGAACCAAACATCAAACCTTTATCCTTCAGAGGTTCAGAAGAATCTCCTCCACGACCCGGTCTGTTTTTGGTTGCTTCACTTAAAGGTGGCCACGGTGAACCGTCAGCATTTTCCTGTGTCTTAAAATGATTCAGTTGTATTCGGCGCATCCTTGCACCTATACCACGGAAAACAGGCATTGTGTGAATTCCAGCACGTTCAAGACGTCTGACCATTTCTTTAACGTCTTCAATACCTGACACAGTTACTGTCGGATTAGTAGTCATTGCGGGTTCGTAAATCCTGTTAGTGAAGTATCAGTAAATTTCCTTCCAATGTCTTTTCGTTCAACATCATCGGCAACACGGTCTGTCTCATAGCGAACAGGTTTCTGAGCAACCTCTTTACCTGATGCTGTATCAAACCGCCACCGACCTCTCTGAACCATTGTGACACGCTCAAAGAATATCTTCTTCTCATCGTTGTGAGGATTGTCTTTGTCAAAACGACCACGACGTGCCCACAGACGATATGCTACATATCCTCTGACCATCACCTCAATGTCTGGAGAAACATTACCTGTGGCATAATCATCGAACGGAACTTCCACATGACCCCTGAGATAACCATCAAGTTCACGGCTAACAGAACGAATAACTTCTTCGATGCTGGCTATTACATCAGCATCAGTTATAACTCCGCCAGACCGTTCAATAGCAGTGTTGACTGCATGTCTCTCACCCATAAGATCAGCGACAAGTTCAACCGTGGTATATTTCTCATTAGCCATGTTTCAGTCTCCGTTCAAATGATTATAATGCCAGTAGCTTCTCCGCAGTCTTGGCTCCAATACCCTGAAGTTTTACAAGTTCATCTTTGGTCCAGTCCTCCAGATCGCTGACCGAAAGTATACCAGCTTCCTGAAGAACTTCCGCTTGAGTTGAATCTATAAAGTCAAGGTCTGAAATTCCAGTGTCAACAGGGGTTTCCCCCGAGCCAGTGTCAACAGGTTCTACAGGCTCTCCAGCAGGCTCTTCCGTTTCTCCCGGCGTGAAAGTATTCAGGTAACCCTTATTCTTCCAGTGCTTGAATGACGGATGATCCTCAGGTACTTCATCACCGATATTAAAGAAGTTGTTTTTACCAACTTTACCGGTGGTACCTTTATGAAGAGTCTTGTTAGCTCGATAAGCCATAGTGATTCCTCCAAAGAATCAGGATAAATAAGGCTTATGTCTGAATACCGGTAATGACTGCACCTGCGCGACCATTCGTAATCTGCAGATCCCAGTCAGACCTTAAGTCAAACATTTCACCCTCACGAGATTCGATGCGGAACCGGCGAAGTCTGCCCATCATTCCGGGCGACAGGACGTTTGCATTCCAGACAAACTGGTGGGCAAAGCCTGCTGTGTCGGTAGTTCCGTTCTCATCGAAGTAATACAGGAAAGCCCAGTCATCATCGATGTTGGGTAACTCTTCCCAGATGAAGGCCGTTGCTTCTGCTTCAAGAGGAGCAGCAGAATCATAAATCGCACCTGCCTTCATAAGTTTCAAGTTATAGACAACATCCCCGAGTGATCCACTTCTCAGATAACTGTCTCCCTGAGTGTACTGGATCATATTGGTAAGGACTGCATTCCTTGAAAAGATGTCGTATGCGATAGGTGACATCAGCATACGGTTGGGAGCGACACCGGCTGCGAGCGTGATAAGACGAACAGCAGCATCAATATCGATCTTGGGATTTGTAGTGGCAACATCCCACGCAGCCGCGGCTGCAAAGTGATGACCGGCTGCGTGGAAGTTATCCACGTCATCGATCAAAGCTGCCAACATTCGTTCCCTGCGGATAGCCTGATTCTGTGCAAGACCAGCAACTTTCCTCTGCTCGACTGCATCAGGATTATCTGCATTGAGACGAATTCCATCAGGAAGGAAATTAGACTTACCGATAAGGCGAGTTGCATAATTCCCTTTGTCAATGACTTCATTCATCTCTGTTGATTCCTGCCCGTAGGTCAGATCTTCTTCGTGCTCGTCATTGATTGACTCGCCCGGATAAATGACCTGATAACCACCGGACTGGTTTCCGACTTTAATTATGGGAGCAATGTTGTTCGCCATAAAGTTTGTGTTCAAGTAGAACGACTGAACACTGAAGTCGGTAAGAGCAGCATCAATGTGCCCTTGTTCAATGGTAGGTTCTCCGTACATTTTGTAGGTTCTCCTTTAAGAGATGAATTAGATTTTAAACAGGTGCAGCGTCTTTGCTGTCATACATGGTAATCCACATATGAGACTCAACACCATCTCCGGAGGCAACATTGTACATCTTACCGACGACGTACTCGATTGCTCCACCAACAATGGGAACCACTCGACCATTGGCATCTGACTTCACCATCTGGCCCATTGTAAGTTTTGCTCCGGCAAGAACAGGTACCATTCCATGAATTGCAACCTCACACTGTACATGCTCCTGATTTCCATCAGCGGCATAAGCTGCAAGGTCAGCTGCATCAACAGTATTCAATGCAACACCGAGAGGCACATCGTCTGCTGTCGACGGAATAACCTCAGTGTCGTCTGTGCCAAGTGTAACTACCTGACCCATGAGAACTGCTGTCTCTGCGAAGAACCGCACGGAATGAGAATGCTGGCTCTTCTGATGTTTCTGTCGTGTTGTGGGATAAGGCATTTAAGTTGTTACCCCCGTGAGTTCGGCCTTAGCCTGTAAGTAGGCGTCTGAGACCTTAGTTCCTTCTTTGATTAGCTCACGTGCACGAGCTGTAACCTCGATCGTTCCGGGTGCAACACGAACGTCTGAATTTTCTAATCTATTCAGATCGCGGTTGTCGACCCCACCCTTAACGACCGTCAGCTTGTCGCCGGTTTTTACACCTTTGACAGGAGCAGCGGTTGCATGTGCAACACAGTCAAGGACTATGTTCCTGACTGACTTTTCACCGATCACAAGATCAGGTGAAATAGCAGTTACGGCATCGACGAGACCCATCTCAACATGAGCAGGAACAATTGTTCCAGCTGCAAGTAGTGTGTCAATCGCCGATTGCACGTTGGCTCGATCGAGTTCTGCGGCTGCTGCCTGTTCGGATTCCCGAACAGCGGCAAGCTCGCTTTCTGCCGACTCAGCTCTGGCCGTAAGTTCGGCGATCTGGTCAGCATTCGTGGTACCTTCTTCGGTACCATTGACATCGTCTGCCATTTTGTCGATGCCTCCTTTAAATTCTTTTGTATGTGATTTGATCCAAGATTTCGCTTTGACCAAGTCCCATTTTGATTTATCAAACAATAAGCTCTGGACCACAAGTCCGTTCTTATCGCCATCTGCTGGTACATATTGAGTCTTAAGTTTTCCGACAATAGCCTTGATCCGCTTGTCGGTTTTAAAGTCAACTGTCTTCAGCGACTTAGGATTAAATCTGGAAGGTGTCCGGACACGATAAGTAATATGCTCATCATCCTGACTCCAGATAAATTTGACCGCATTAAAAGCCGCAACAAGTTCTTCCTCAGGAACTTCCATCGCCGCTGCCAGATCATTAATATTTTCAAGCCTGACAACAGGACCCATTCCTGTGACCCTCGGGTTTCCCGCACCGAGTAAAGATATATGGCACATATACCAGATACCTTCGAACGGATAATCACGCCTGATGAAAACCGATCGCTCAGGATAGGATCCAGATTCAACAAGCCACGACCCTTCAGCAGTTAACCCGACAATAGCATCAAGTCTGACTTCACCTTTATCATCAGAATCATTAACAACTTCTAATGATAAAATATGACCAAAGCTCGGGCCTTCATCCATATGATCTACAACAACCGGAGCTTTTAAAGTCTGAGTATCATAACTTGTTGCAAGTTCCTTCATCAGCTCAGGTGTCATATTAAAACCCTGCCAGTCACCTTCTCGCATGATGGTCATTCTGACTTTCTCTGTATAGTCAGTTATAATATCAGGCATTGCGTTTCTCCTTGATCGCATCTTTTATTTCTTCGATACTAGCACCCTCAGCTTCCATTCGTTGGACCATCTGTAAAGTGCTATCGTCTTTGTAACCCGGTGATATTTTATCCGCCATAATCTAACACCTCATCCCAGCCAATTCGCTGATACTGCCAGTCTTCTGGATGTTCATTAATATAGATTTCCATTGCGTCACTAATGCCTACATCTCTCTTCTCCATTATCTCAGTTACCGCATCATATATCTTTTGTACCTCAGCTTGATATTTAATCGGATTACTCATTACTTCAGTCTGTACATCAAAGCCGCGGTATTTAAGAGCCTGTATTGAATATTCACCTACAACCACAGATACAGTTTCCATCGGGTTAGCCCACATGTTAATCATATCTTCGGCCGAGAATGTTGTATCTAATGGATGAGAATGTGTAGTCATCAAACCCGGATACTCATGAATAATTGTTTCTTCAGCACCGACAGGCATAGGTAATCTTACACTTGAATGATCGCCTTTAACAATACCTGTTTCTTCAAGTAGAAAACCATCTCTGTCAAATATAGCTCCATGCTCAATCTCTTCTAATCCAGTACCAGATTTCTCTGCTAATTTTCGTATTTCTTCCCAAGTCTCTTTTACAAAATCTGGTTGCTTCTCAAGGTGAGGAACCATACTAACAAAAATATCTATACCTGACTGAGGTTCAGGCGGATGTTCTAAGACTGGTTGAAATTCTCCAAAGCCAGATTGTGCAGGAACAGAGGGAGTACCCGAAATTTCTCGACCCTCTAATTCATCAGCAAAGACTTCTACTATAGTTGATCTGCATTGGAAGTGAAGAGGTGGTGCAACACCTGCAGTCTTAAGATCTTCTAGCTTGTACAGTTTGCCATGTCTCTCGCGACAAATGTCAGTCTCGCGGCCATCCATGATCGCTATAAATTCGATAGCTGCAATTGTGTCTTCATAACCCGGATAAAACATACCTTCCATGTGTCCGTTGTTATAGGCACTACTCATGTTAGTCCTGAAGATATTTTCTGCATGGACTACATTTGGCAATTGTAAGTTGCCTATGAAATCAGGTAATGTCATACCTTCTTTTAAAGCACTTACCAAAAGACTTCGGACTGTATGCTCAATTGTTTCGGCAGACATACCAGCGGCTGTCAATGCGTTCCTTCTTTCAAATGATAATAGAGTATCAAAATCTTCACGATCCATAACAGACCGATCTTCAAATAATTTAATAGCATCCTGAAATGGCAGAGGCTCGAATTCATACTTAGCTATAAATTTCTGATAGAACCATTTCTTAAGATTAAACCTGACGGTGGCATCGGGCTCATTGGTAAAGTCATGGAAACCCATTAGCATAGAATAATAACGGGCATCAAGCAGATAGGCAGCAAGCTTATCAGAATCCAGTTTAAAACTGTTAGCATTCTCGGCAGCGTTCTCAATAGTCTTCTGTCGTTTAACCCATGACTTAACCTGCTTGAGAATATCATCCATAACCGGCTTACTCTTTTTGATGGCACCGTCAATCAGCTTCTGTTGATTGTCAATATACTTAGCCGCTCTTTTACGAGCCGAGAAACTCAGGCGGTATATCTTAGGGTTTACAGCTTCCCCCTCATCTGGATTATCATCCGGTTCTTCATCTGGATCCTGAGGATCATCTTTCTTTTTACCAGCAGGAACATCCTGCATAAACGGACTTGGTGCCTGAGTCATTTCAATTAACTGTTCACCCTCTTCAGCAAGCGGCAAATTCAACATCTCAGCAGCATCACCAACAGCTACTGGAATCTTAATCTTTGCAGCTTTGATAAGAACATCAGCAAGTGCACTTGTATCTTTCTCAGGATCATATAACAACCGCCAGAAAGGATAGTCCTGTGGTTCAGGAAAATTAAGCAGGACCATCGGCTTAACCAACTGGTCATTGATAGTAGCCATTACAGATTCAGCATCAGCTTCTTTACGTTCTTGGAATCTGTGTTCATGGACCTGAGCTTTTGCCCTTGATCCTTCATTACCTGCTGAAGACTGTGTGCCACCTAATACACGATAAATCATTTCCTCGTTACAAGCTTCTCGTAAAGCTGATGCAAACTCAGGATCAATTTTAATCTGAGGAAAGTCTACGTTAGATCCTTCAGGTAAGGCGCCATAGGAATCACCCATAATGCCTCTGAGGAATTTCTTAAAGTCTTCTATCTGATTTTCATTCCAGCCTTCTGGATAGTATCCAATAGGAGTAACAACTGCACCACGTTCTGCAGCCTTCAGCCACCATGCCATTCCATGGTGTTTAAACCACCACATCCACCAGACACTTGTGCACAGACTTGTGCCATAAGGATTCTCGTACCTTGGCCTGAAGATATGATGGATAAACTTATTTGGAGGAAGTTCTTCGCCATCCCATGAATTGGTCCGTGTCTTAAGTCTCAGATTATATTCTTCATCAAAAGTAAATCGCTCAGGCCTTCTCGAAAGCAGTTTAACCGGTACCCACTTTTGCTGACCTTCCCATGTAACTAAGTCCCAGACTATTTCGCATACTGAGAAACCGGTTCGAGCTGCAGAAAGTATTTGTTCAAGGTCTTGTTTAAATCGTTTAAGCTGACCGAAACCAAAGCGAATAAACTCGGCAATCTTTTCATCGCTATCATCATCTGACGCAGAGACTACATCCCAACCAAGACCAGCCACAGCATCAACTCGAGTTTCTAACAGACCAGCTAATACAGGATCAGCATCAACCATTACATCGTAATAATCAAGTACCCCTCGTCCTCTTTGTAAAATAATTTTATCAGGAGACCGTGAAGCAGTCATCCGTGAGAAGACATCGTGGGCAGTATTAACGTTGGATAATTCCTTCATTAACTGCTTACTATGTTGAGGTGTGTCTGTCATACATGATACCCCTGTAATGCTGCATCTGATTCTCTCATTGTATCAAACTCAGAAGGCTTAGGCGGAGTCAAGTCAGTAACCTTACCAAAGACATACCAGTTACCATATCTGAAAGCCGATGTTCCATGGTTATTTGCATCAACCGGTTTCTCTGAAAAGTTCTGCATGTTCCTTTGTTCTGGATATTTCTCCATGCCGTATTCAGCAATTAGTTCCTCGCACCTAGGATGAATTCTAACTTGTCCCATTGCCATCTTTGCTCTGACTGAATCTATCGAGTCAATAATCGGCGGCTTGTCAAAGTTCCTTATCCATCGACCACCGAGTCTGGCGTTAGTCTGTGGATGTCTCCATGTAGCTAATGTTTTAATAGTTCCCGGCTCAGCTGGATCTGCAACATTGATTTCGAACGGAAAGATATTGTCCATCTGAGCTAAGACCATCGCATGCTCGGTCGGTGTTCTTCTGGCTCGATAGTATTCATTCCAGATATACCAAGTCTCACCTAGCTTGCAAACAATCAAACAAGCGAAAGGATTAGCGAAACCGAAGTCTATAAACCGGTACCAAGTTCCTTGCTTAAATAAAAGAGAAGCTATTTCCTTACACTCTGTCAGAGACATAATGCAGTCCTGAGCTTCTTTATAAACAACACCAGACCTTGGCACAAACTTTGCATTCCACTCGCGATCGATAATGTCCATTGGAACACCTGCATCGATCATAGCTTGTATCTCATCTGCTAGCCAAGGAATATGCCAGTTCTCAACTGATGGACCTGCAGTAAAACCCCATTCCTTATTATCTGGATTCTCGCCCATTAATTTCCATCGATGAGCTAAGGTTCCGGGTGCATCAGGTGTTCCTATCCCTACAAACTTTCCTTTTGATTCAGCCATTGTAGGAAACAAGACTTCATAGTAAAGCTGGCGTGGATGATCTACATGAGGAGCTTCGTCAGCAAAAACATATTGCCATGAATATCCTCGACCAGCACGCGGATTCTTACCGGTCATACCTCTGAACACGCTACCCCAAGGAGTTCTTAATTGCTTGCTGCCCTTGGCTCGTCTATCAACTGTAAGTGGGATACCTCGATCATCAGCGAAACCAGCAACTTGATCGAAGATAACATCTAGCTGATCGTCCTGAGGTGCTACCAGTAAAATCTTTCTAGGCCATTGAAAAGGATCATTGGGATTAGGCAGTGTCCATTGCATTCGCTGCCATTGCAGCCAGATAAGAATAGACAAGAACATTGACTTACCCCATCTTCGGCCACTGGCACAGAATATTCTTCTGTACATTTCAATAACTTGGTAAAAAGTTATCTGACCGGGATGCGGTTCAAAGCCAAGTTCCTTCATCATCGACCATTCCCAACGCTTGACTGGAAAGTCAAATTCGTCAGCTTGGCAAAGAAGGTCTTCTGATTTTGATTCCAATGTACTCATTAGGATCGAAGTCCGCTGGATCTAAGCCTGAGGTGGCTGCAAATTCCTGAGCAAGTCTCTGCTGGAACTGCTCAAACAAACGATCGTCGTTAGCTTGCTTCGATCTGTGACTGACTAGCCACACAGATCTATCTGTATTTTTGTTAACAATAATATCATGCCTGATATTTGCCCAAGCATGATGGATCAATTCACCATCGAGTTTTTCCTCCACGGTAGAATCTACCGCAAGAATAATTTCATCGGATTGCATGTCTCGTCTGATGGTCCTAACTGAGACACCATGTTTTGCTGCAAGCTCTTCGACATCTGGAAAGCTGGTTGGATTAGCAAGAATGTCCGCGACAATTTCTTGACGTCGCTTGGTTACTTTATCCTTACCCATAAACCGCGAAGGTTCGGAGTTTGGATCGTGGCCATTGTCGCCAGTCTCGGTCATTGCTACCTAACCTCGTGACAAATGAAACAGCCTTTGTCAGTATAGGATCTTACACACAATGTGTCTGAGTAACCGTCTCTGACTGGACCGACTTGAGCATCAGGATTTGGAGTAACAGGGGTATCACCCGAGCAGCTCGCAGCGATCAGTATTCCGACAGTTAGAATTAGTATTGAAATGATTTTTCTCATGGTGAAAATATAACTCGCCTTGGTGCAGAAGTACATAGCCTATATTATAATTGGATAACAGGGAGTGGATTTGTATATTCAGATAATAAAAGCCTGCGGAAAGACCCTTCCTGTTAGCTTTTTGTCTGGTGACACTTGAACCTTGTACTGTCACAAGAAGTGTCTCGAGAAGTGTCACACTGAAACCCAGTAACCATCACGTCTACAGCGTCTGGTGACACTTGTGACGCTTCAAAATGAGTTATGAAAGAATAAAAAATTTTTCGTATAACTCCCTTAAATAATAATGAAGTCACCAAGCTCCGTGAGGCTTGGTATCACTGGCTTTCAGGTGTGACACTTCATGGGTGACACTTGATTTTGATGTGTCACGGCTCAAGATCAACAGAAGCCTTTATCCATAAGCCTTAGAGGAGTTTCCTGTAACCACAGGGTGAAAAGTGTCTGCAGAAAATAATTTCATTTTATCTCGTTTTTTGACCCATAGGAGTATACAAAAGACAGATAACATTATATAATTAGGTAGGGTTGTACCCGAAAATCTGATGAACAAAAGGAGAATCAAGATGACAGATCACATTAAGAAAGATGGCCCGATGCTGAAGATCGTGGAAAGCAGAATCGATCAGTTCAAAACTCTGCTGAGCCAAATGGACAACGAGGAAATGAAGCAAGCTCTTCCGATTTTCAAAAGAGCAATGAAGCGAGCCTCGTCAGACACTGCGAGCAATTTCAGAATCGGCGACAAGGTTAAGTTCGATGCCAAGACCCGAGGAATCATCAGAGGAATTGTGGTCAAGCGAAACCAAAGGACTGCCAAAGTTCAGACTGAAGGTGGAACGACATGGACAGTCGGTTGGGGAGCACTCGAATCTGACGCCTAAGTCGAAACCCTCTTCGGAGGGTCTGACCGAGGATGAGCTCTCGGCACTGATGAGACAGCTCAAAGGAAAATGACATGAACCAAATCAAAATGCAGGTCCCATTGACCAACATACTATTCACCGAGTTGACCAACGGCGGTTGGATGGCAGAAGCTGATGGTGCTTGGTATGATCCTGATGCTGAACACAAAGGCATTGGATCCACCAAGAGGAAAGCTTTTGCTGATCTGATGGAAAGTCTTCACTTCACACCGTTCAATGATGATCCTCATGCTGATGTCACTTATGATCTTGGCGAAGAGGAATCTGAAATTAACGATGCGATCTTCAGAGCAATGAGAAGACTGTCCTCCTCAGACGACTCGAACGAAATCCGAGACAGCTTACATCTTTGTTATGCAGGAGCCTCGGGTGGTTCGAATCCTCAAGAGGCTGAGCAGATCGAGTATGAGCTCGAGCTCAAAGTTGCAATCAGAACTATGAACCTTATCGGTTTGGATGTTGCTTGCGACAACTCAGCAGAGACCGACGAGTGGACAGACAAGATGAGGACTTATGTCCACCATGTTGTCTATATCGATTTCCTTGAGAAAGAATCGATAGCCCACAACCCTAAGCCAAAGGAACTCGGCGAAATAATCGGTAAGTGCTTCACGCAGTAAATACTTACCACCCCTGCTACATGACCCTCCTTCTCGGAGGGTTTTTTCTTACCAATTTCTCCACTCGAAATTTTTAAAAACATAAAACACTTTTAAGGGTTTACATCAGTAATCTTAAGAGGTATACTATTGTCATGGCACAACCACACTATCTACTTTATGAAGGTCGTGTCTACCCGAAAGCTGCTGATAAAAGATTCTGTGTCGTCTATCAACAAGTATCTTATGTTCCTCAACCATGGAGCTCAAACAAACTTGCCGAAGAGATAGATGGACTGCAGATATACCAAGCCAAGTATGTGCTTGAGCAATGTTATGAAAGGGTAGTTCACGTAAGTCCTGACAGCCCATGTCTGATTTGCTATGGTCCGATCGATCATCAGCAAGAATTGGAAGACTTTGAAATGGACGTGGAATGGGAAGATGATTTTTACAATGATGTCGTCTTCGCAGATGAGGAAGAAACAGATGAATAAAATATTTGAAGCAGACAGAAGAGCAATGACAACCATCAATAATTATCGGCGTGAGTTCATTGCTTTATCAATTATATTAGCTATCACGGTTTCACTTGTGATACAGCTTTCGGGTGGCTCCGAGCCTGATCCTCAAATGGGTAACTCCTGCCCAGTCTCATCAGACGACACGGATGGAATTCGTTCCAACGGCTCGGAGCCACTATCTACTTCAGAACCTGAGTTTGTCGGACTGTTCGGTGTGATTGAGAAAGACCGTCTATTTACATATGCTCGAAAACCTGCAGTAGATCCTAATCGTATAATTGTCTGTCGTATTACGCATTACGGCAGTCCCTTGTTCCCACCTTCCAACTACGTGGCTCGATGGCCAATGACTCTGACATCAGCAAGCCGATGGGCAGAGGAACTTGGTCTCGATGGAATCTGCGCAGTTTGGACAACAACTCCATGGTACAACCGAATCCGAGACGAGCAACCTCCCATCCTGCAGGTTGACGGACACGGCTTGTTCCTTGCAGTTGACCGAGTAGGACATGGGACAGACGTTGATCTTTACGTCAGAGACTCGTCTGTCCCATTGTTCGCTCATTACAAAAATGTTGTTGAGATTCCTTGGCCTGATGAAAATCCTAACATGGTTACTCAAGCAGATCAACAGTCTGCTGAATAAATGGATAAAATATAATCGGAGGAAACATGAGACCCGAAGAAGCACAAGCGGTAATAGAAAAACTTCAGATTTACATTAACCGCGGATGGGATGTTATTGTTGTCTGCTTTGAAAATAATGATAGACAACAAGTAGCAAATCAAATAATGAACTTGTTACGAGGAGTCGTCAGGCAGACCGAGAAGACCAAGTTCCAAGTTCTAAGTAAAACGCATACAATAACACTTGCCTGCTGGTACGAGCAGTCTGGTGGCTTCTCAGATAAGACTGGGATTATCTTCTCGCCGCAGTTATCATCCATCTATCGGAAATGCAGATCATGGATGGATACCATGGCGGCGAATGAAACAAACTTCAGACCTGAAGAAATGAAGGAGAAAGTTACCGATGGCAACAATACTTGAAGGAACTGAAAAGAATATTCAGATACTTCTGAGCAACAAGGAACTGCATGACCAACTGCTTGTTATCGAGCGAGCGGGCAGAACTTGTTATCAATCTATTAAAGGTCCGATAACCTACGAGACAGCCGAGAAATTCTGCAAGATGCTTTTGAAGCGGGGACATTTGTCAGTGCTTGAGCACAGTCATGTTCCAGTCAAACTTGTTAATCCATCAAGAGGTGTGACACATGAGCTTGTCAGACATCGAGTGGCCATGGCTTTCTCTCAGGAATCAACTCACTTTGTCGATGAGTCTGACGTGACCTTTATCATACCACCGAATATTAATCCTGACCAAGAAGTTCCTCTTGATGAAACAGGCAATCACGCAATGACTGCAAGAGAACTTGTTGAACTGATCGAGGCATTCTACCGAGGACTAATCAGCGAAAAGATTCAACCTCGATACGCAAGACAGTTTCTGCCTATTGGACTTAAGGCCGAGATAATTGCCTCGACTAACTTCAGGCAATGGCGTCACATCTTTATGATGAGAACGCAGAAAGCTGCTCATTGGGAAATCAGATCCTGCATGGGTAACCTTCTTCGTCAACTTCAGAATGCTGTACCTGTTGTCTTTGATGACTTCGAAGAAATCGGTGTTGACAATCTCGGTGTTCCTTATTACACCTGCGAATACGGCTCAGTTGGAATGCTGGTCAACAAGGAAAGCAAATGAAAATCTTCTCAATGAATAAGATCCGACAATGGGCCCGAGTAACAGGGAGGGAAGTCGAGTCTGACGGACATGGAGGTTACTCCCTGTTAACAAAGTCAAGTACTCGAGTACGCAAGTCAAAGACTATGAAGAAACCAGCATTCAGAAGATATGTCTCAGGCCTTATGGTGAAAGAACAAACAATGGCATGAGACCATACAAATGCAGAATATGTGGTGGCTCAGACCATTTTGTAGAAGGTGATGGCCACAGACGTTGTTCAGTATGTAGAAGGAATTGGTCTCAGGCATATATGACAAGCTACAATCCTCAGTATCGAGAGGAAAATAAAGAAGAGCTTGCACGGAAGAGAGCAGAAAAATATGAACGGAATCGCAGGAAATATCTCGGTATGTGGGCTGCATGGCACTCAGACAATCCGGACGTTGCCAAGAAGCATCGGAAGAAACGAGAAGCTAAGATCAGAGCTGGCCGAGTTACAAAAGAAGAGTTACAGCAAATTGTTGAAAGGGACAATGGACAGTGTATTTATTGCGGTACCAAAGTCCAGACATCCTGCACTCCGTCAAAGCCTCGTGGTTTCGATCATCTTATTCCACTACTATCTGACAATGGAGAACACCGTCCTTGGAACTTGGCGGTTTGTTGTGTTGAATGTAATGCTGATAAACATCTCGTACATTTTGCGAAGTATATCTTCAGGAAAGGAGACTCGATTGTTGGGGACTTGTCTCGATTGCCTGATATAGTTTGGGAAGGAGAAATCTAATGATAAAAAAATTCAAGATCAAAAGAACACGCGGACACTTTACAAAAGTCATGGTTCATGAAAGACATGCAAATGATCTGGTTAAAAGGTATCGCTCAACGATGTGTGATGACTGCGAGAAAAGAAAGTATACTTATCCTCAGTCAGAACCAGTCTTTGCAGTTATCGGTCCGGTGGTTCCGCCTGACCACCATAACTGCAGGTGTGAAATGGACGAGCCTTTTGAAGACGATGAATTTGATGCAGACGCATTAGATATTTCTGACTTGTTAGATGAAGATGGTTTTACTGAATTATGAAAGTATCAGTTGCCAAATGTACTTGCGGACGATTGATATTTTTAAGTCAGCAAAGAAATGAACCTAAGCTGGCAACTATCTGTATAAATTGTTTCAGGTCGTTGTGGTGGAAAGATAAGAAACCGATAGCTATCAGTTATGACCAAGGCAAAAGAATAGAAACTCAAGTCGAAATTGTCGGCTTAAAGGAGATAAATTAAATGTTTAATCTTACACCTCCCGAGCAGAAATTTGTTTTGCTCGGAGACGTCCGAGACGTTAATGAGCTTGGACGAACACAGAATACTGAAGCCATCCATTTCCATCATACAGCTGGACATCCGATGGCAACTGCCGAACAGATCGATAAACTTCACAAGAAGAGAACTTACAAAGACAGTCAGGGCAATATCAAAAACTGGTCTGGTATTGGTTATCATTTTGTGATTCTTGAGAATGGGCTTATTCAGCTCGGAAGAAATTTCAACAAGACACCTGCATCAATCGGCGGACATAACTCTCATGCGATCGCGATGGTAATGACCGGTAACTTCTCAGAAAAACCAATGCCAACCAGACTTGATCCTCAGGCAAGAGCTGCTGGTCTGTTAGCTGCCTTTCTTATCATTGAGTTTGATGCACCTTTCCTATTCCACAGCGACCTTGCTAGTACAGAATGTCCGGGTCTGAATATGGATCATGAAGTAGTCATGAAATATATTGACCATGTAATGAGTAACCTAACAGACTGGGGCCGCTGGTATGCAGATCATGTCATTGCTTTTAATTCTCTGCATCCGGGTTTCAGATATACTTCTAATCCTGAACTCAAGCCGGTGTGGGTATGACGAAGACTGGTTGCCTGATGATGTTACTGGTTGTATTTTTCGGCCTGCTGTATTTTGGTTTCTTCTATGAGCCCAAACCATATTATCCATCAGGGCCTGAAGAAACATGGAAGAGCTATCCAGTTCTGCAATGGACACTCGAAGATGGATGGACAAGGACAGGAACTTATTCAGAATCGAATTACGGCAGACGAAGATATAAAGGAGAATAAGATGGAAGATTATATGGTAACAGAACCTTATGCTCATCAGACCGAAGCGCTTGAGCTATCAAAAGATAGACGAGCTTACGGACTTTTATTAGAACAGGGGTTAGGAAAAACCAAAGTTATTTTGGACAATGCCGCCTATCTGTTTTACGAGGATAAGATTGCTGGTCTTCTGGTCTTTGCTCCTAACGGAGTTCACACAAACTGGATTCGCAGAGAATGTCCGGTTCACTTGACTGACGGAGCAGATCCAATGCTCTTTGCATACGACACAGTTAAAAGGAAAAACAAAAGTTATCAAAAACTTTGGAAAGAATTTCTCAGGCACGAGGGTCTGTGTGTTTTTGCAATTAATATTGAAGCTCTGTCCACATCAATCAATGCTTTAAAAGACGCAGAGAAATTTCTCAGGTCACGAAAGTGTATGCTTGTTGTAGACGAATCTTCAAGGATTAAAACTCCTAAGAGCAAGCGTACGAAGAACATTATCAAGTTAGGTAGACTAGCACCTTATCGCAGGATACTGACTGGAACCCCTGTTACTCAGTCTCCGTTTGATCTGTTTACACAATTTAAATTTCTCGATGCTGACTACCTTGGCTTTGGTTCTTATTACGCTTTCAAACATCACTACGGAATTTGGGAAACAGAAGTCTTAGTCCAGAACGGACAGACAAGACAGTTTGAAAAACTTGTCAAGCACATGAGGTTGGATGATCTTGCTAGAAGGATTAAGCCTCATTCATTCAGACGGACTAAGGCTGAGTGTCTGGACTTACCTCCGAAGATTTATAAAACAATTAGTCTGCCAATGTCACCGGCTCAGAGCAAACTGTATAATCGAATGGATGAGCATGGAATACTTGAGTTTGATAACTTAGAAATTCTAGCACCTCATCAAATAACTAAGCTCCTTAGGTTGCAGCAGATTACCGGAGGGTTTATACCTTCAGAAGAAATTGACCCAACCACGCAAATCAGTGGTCAGGCAATTCCGGGCCCTAACCCCAAGCTCAACTTTTTAATTGATGCTGTGACAGATGACTATCACGGGAAGACAATTATCTGGGCTAAGTTCAGATTTGAGATTGACTTGATTGTTCAGACACTCGGCGAGAAGTTTGGTCATCAGTCAATTGTGCAGATTCATGGTGGTGTAACAGGGGATGCACGAGATAATTCAGTAGACAGGTTTCAGACCGATGATACTTGCCGATTCTTAGTTGGCCAACAGGCATCAGGTATTGGAATTACTCTGCATGCTGCGGAAACTGTTTTCTATTATTCTAATCCTTTCTCTTATGAGCAAAGGTATCAGTCAGAAGATAGAGCTCATAGGATAGGTCTGAAGCATCCGGTCGTTTATATCGACCTTGTTGTCAGCTATGGTAATGAAGTCAGTGTAGATGAGAAGGTCAGAGGGATATTACATAAATCAAGAAAGATCGCCGACAAGATAACTGGTGATTCAGAAAGGAGAAGCTAATGACTGATGTTGATTTTTTTGAAGATGAACAGTTACCTGTCGACGAAGCAAAGTTGACAAGGCTAGCTGACCTTGCTAAGCTGCAACTCGAACAGCAAGAAAGATTCGAGGAACTAACGGCACAAGTCGCTGATGCCAAGAAAGCACTTCAGCAGACAAGCATGGAAGACATTCCAAGTTTAATGGATGAAATCGGAATGGCTTCATTTAAACTTGAGTCAGGTGCTCAGGTTTCAGTGGAGACAAAGATCACAGCATCGATCGCAAAGAAGAATCAGGCTGAGGCTTTTAAATGGCTGAAAGATAATGGCCATGAGTCTCTTATCAAGAATGATGTCACAGTCAGTTTTGGTAAGGGTGAAGACAAGAAGGCTGATAAATTGACGGCTCAGCTTGAGAAGAAAAACCTACAGGTAAAAAGGAAAACTTCTGTACATGCTCAAACACTCGGAGCCTTTGTCCGTGAGCAATTAGCAGAGGGTGAAGAAGTACCGATGGATTTACTCGGAGTTTTTGAAATAAAACAGACCAAGATTACTGTCTGAAAGGAGACAACCAAGAATGGCTACAGCCAAAAAGAAAGCAGCCAAAAAGAAACCGGCTGCAAAGAAAACCAAGAAGAAGGAAACTGCCTTAGCAAAGCAGGATCCGAAAGCCATGGCCGAAGTCGGAATGTTTGACGACTCAGGCTTAGGCTTTGAAGATGCTGACAAGGATTCATACTCGATTCCGTTTCTGTCAGTCCTTCAGAAGATGAGTCCGCAGTGTGACAAGGACGCAGGAGAATATATCAAGGGTGCAGAACCCGGGATGTTCTTCAACACAGCAACTCAGGAAGTTCTCGGTGACGAGATACTTGTAGTTCCTTGTGCGTATGTCCGACAGCTTATTGAATGGACACCACGCGATCAGGGCGGAGGATTCAGAGGAGCTCATGCACCTGAGTCAATGAATCTTGCGACAATGGAAAGGGATGAGTCGGGCCGGTTCGTAATGGAAAATGGGAATCACCTGATGGATACCCGCTATCACTTCTGTTTGTACATGACGGACGAAGGTCCTCGACAGGCAGTTGTGAGTATGTCCTCAACACAGATTAAAACATCGAGGAACTGGATGACTGCAATGAGAGACTTCAGGGCGGAAAACCCGAAGACCAAGAAGAAGCAGACAGTTCCGATGATGGCTAACATCTGGAAACTTTCCACGATCACTCAGTCTAACGACAAAGGAACATGGAAAGGAATCAAGTTCGAGCACGAACGACTGCTTAATATTCCTGACGAGTCAGACATCTATCTTCTCGGCAAGGAGTTCAACCACCAGATCGCTACGGGCAAAGCTCAGGCAGAAACCCCTGAGGCTGCAGCTGCAGCTACCGGCGATTCAGATCCTTTATTCTAAGACACGGAGGCTTTCATGTCGTCAGTTGCTGAACGTTTTCTTGAAAGGTTTCGTGGCTTACTCAGAGCTCATGGAACTTATCAGACCGGAAAACAGGATGCACGAGGCAAGGTACAAGGACAAGCCCGTACTCTGAAGGATAAAGTCACTGTCCGCAAATGGGACGATCACCTGACCGGTAAGTCTGGGTTAGGGATCGTCCCAGTGGACGATGAAGGTCTGACAAGATTCGGTGCTATTGATGTCGATGTATATGATCTGAACCTCGAGCATCTTGAAAAGAGAATTACAGAAGCTAGTCTGCCGTTGGTTACTACTAGAACAAAATCTGGTGGTGCTCATCTGTACTTGTTTATAAACGGTTCCGCCAAGGCTTCAATAGTCAGAGATAAATTAATGGAATGGTCCATTCTGCTTGGACATCCTAATGTAGAAGTATTCCCTAAGCAATCAGAAATAGCATCGGAAGACGACATAGGCTCATGGATTAACATGCCGTACTTTGCAGGCAAGAGAACAACTAGATATGCAATTGAAAACGGCGAAGCTATCATGGACCTTAAGAAGTTTCTCGAGTACGCAGAAACAAAAGCAGTTACTGAAGATGAACTTGTTAAGATCGAAGGAAAACAAGATCCAGCATTAGAAGGAGCACCTCCCTGTTTACAGCACTTAGCTCGATCAGGTTTTCCGGAAGGCACAAGAAATCAGGCACTTTATAATCTCGGAGTATTTTGTAAACTGTGCTATGGCGATCTTTGGCAGGACCATGTCAGAGAAATGAATAAGAAATATCTTCAGCCACCATTATCAGATAACGAAGTAACTATCCTACTCAAGCAGCTTAACAAAAAGAAATACTTTTACAAGTGTAAAGAACCGCCGATAGTCGGAGCATGTAACCGTTCAATTTGTGGGCGCAGAGAATTTGGAATTAAGCGATCATCAGATGACCCCGGAATCACAGTCGACGGTCTCACCAAGATTCTGACTGAACCTCCTATGTGGTTCCTTAATGTTAACGGCCATAGAATAAAACTTGACTCGACTGAAATCCTACTTAGTCAGAGAAAGTTTGAAGTTGTCTGCGTTGATGCTCATAACATT